CCGACATATGGTTGTGAGCGTCAGAGCGACCTCATGCTCGTCCCAACGTGCAAGAATGCCGTTGAGACATTTGTAGAGCATAGCCTCGTAGGTTTTTGAACCCACGGATGCCGGACCATTCTTAGGTTGGAATGGTCGAACGTCCACCCCGCGGAAGTAATCACCTCCGCAGGACTCTCTGAAATGGCCTTTGTCAAAAGTTTTATCAATGTTAATGACGAAGCCAAACTGCTGAAAATAATGTACAACCTCCGTGTGCATTCGGGACGAGTAAATCAAGTCGTCTCCGTACATAGAAATCGTACGACGGTTAAGGCGGTTAAACAAGGTCGCCTCGATCGCCTTCAGCAGGCTCAGAAAGACCAACGTTTGCAACGGAAATGTGTACCCGGAGCCCATAAAAGAGTGTGTTAAACACTCCTCCTTGGTGCCGTCGGGCAAGAGAACGCATCCTATCCGATGACTGGCTAATACTTTGTACCAGTCAGCAGGCAGGAGACGCTTCACAAGCGCGCAGGTAATACTGTCTGACGCGCTCGACAAGTCGGCAGTCACGGATAAACCGTGTACAGAAGCCGATTTAGCTAAATATCGGTGTCTCATTTGCAGAGTCTTGATATCGTAGCCTTTCCGACGCAGTCTCTTGCGTATCATCTCCCCTAAACCATAGCTCGAATAAGAGCCAATAGTGGTGTTGGGAAGTATCGCGCGAAGAGATTTAAACGTTTTGGGGACTAGCGTCAGTGTCAGCGAACTGATCTCTTGGTAGGTGGCGCTTGTCTTTACGCGCTCTGCCTTCTGTTTCCGCCAATAATCTTGGACGGGCACAGCCTCGCTCATTTCTGAGTCGAACCAAGCTATCTGTTCTGGGGAGCCGGAAATCGGTAATTCCCAACGCGCTGCTTCACAAGCTTCGCGAGCCGGGATTCCGACCGACGCCTTCGTTCCAAACCGGCTGAGATTGCGATGTTCTTCATCGCTGTACCGTCCAAGAACTTTGTGACAGTAACAAGCCGCTAGGTCCAGGACACGCTGACAATCTGCTGTAAGCGCATCAAGTTTAATCGCGGCTAGCCGACTTTGAGTTTCCTTGAAGCCGATAACGGCCTTCTCAAGTAGCTCTTTGTCGCTGTACAGGTCTTTTTGGAACCTGTATCTCTTCAACACCGACTGGATCTGGTACGTGGCCTTGTATCTAGCCACATCCATTTCGTCGTCGATTGCCGGACTTAACCCGCGTATCCCCGCTACGTCACCCGTGAGAAACTTCTCCAGGTAATCGTTGCAAAAACTGGGATCGTTTAGGTTAACTTGGAAGTCCCTGACTAGGGACGATGCCACATCGAGCATCATCTGTTCAGCCGAAAAGGTTTTCTTCGGCTTGGTGGTGCTTGACCGCTTTTTCATAAGCTTCCTCCAATGGGTTTAGGGGGGAGCTAGCCGGCTCACGAGAGTGAGCCAACTGCCCAGAAGTTGTCCGTATCCGTGTCGATCAACAGCTGTGCGCCGAGCTTATTCAGCTCGGTAGCATCCGCTGCAGACAGAGACGGGTGGACTTCACGCTCGATGCGAATCGTATTGTAAACGACTCTGCCATCGGTCAGCACGACAGGTTTAGCCAGACAAAGGCTTTTCTTGTCCTTGCTCAGAGCGCCGGTCTTCGGATCAACGGTAGGCGATTTGTATTTCGCCGTAAGCTGACGCCGTGTCTGATAGTCCGTATCTGCGGGAACTACCAGGTGAATCCCGTTTTGGATGCTCACTCCATCATCGGAGAAAGCCAGGGCGGTCCCACCAGATGCCGTAACAGTGGCAGCGGCGAGGAGTGACATGTTTTTCAATGCCATGTGAGTTACCTCCATGTCAATGCTTCAAGCTCTTCAAACCGTCATAAACTTGACGGCCGAACAGAGCCATTGCATCGACAGCGTGTGTACCTGAAATGGGCTTTCCAGTCCAGGTAGGGGTTAGCGTCGCGGAGAGTGGCTGGCAGTTCCTCGTCACTACAACGTCCTTGATAGAACGTGCAGGATAAGTGCCATAATAGGTCGCCGGTGGAGGATTGTTAATGTTCCAGCCGAGGATGAGCTGACCTGAGGGAAACCTCAAGTTCTTCTCAACAACGGTTGTGGTCCATTGTCCCTGGATTTTAACTCCAGGTACAGGCACAATAGCCTGTAGCCAATCACCGATGTTCCAAAACCAGTCCGCGACAAACGAATAGGGTATGCACTCGAGCACTGTTGCCGGAATATCACGGGGACGAAACCCCATGACCCGGTTCAATGCCTCGATGCGGCTCTCCGACTCTACGTCGTAGATTACCCCGCAATGGACACTGCTTTTGTAGTTCGCAGTGACCTCGCCAACACCCCGGAGTTGATACCCCGGGATCATGTAGACGTCGATGGCCTTAGTCTGAGCGACTGAGGTCTGATCCGACGCCCTAGCTACACGTCTGGAACCCTTATCAATGCCAATCTGCGCACTCTCTCGAAGGATAGAATCCATATCGAGAATGATGGGTCCCCAGCCATAACGTTCCTCTAACCACGCATCTCGCGTGGCTCGAAGCATATCACGGCCTGTTTTTGGTCCGGCAAAACGGTTTCTCTTCCTCAGTATCTTTTTGCTGAGTTGGATAGACCTGCCGAACGGGTGTCGCAGCATGGAGATTGTCTGGTTGAAATCTTTGACCAGTTCTCCTCCCATCACTGGTGCGCTATTGATGTTCGCGAGTACCTTACACGCGACAACAGTAGCAAGTCTGTCAACGTCTTGATTGGCGTTGAGCCAGTAAGGGTGTGCTGCCTCGAGCCGCTGGGTCCAATCTCCGTGGAAGTGCCACCAGCCTCCATTATAATAGGAAGCATGTGGTCCTGCACGGAAATCTACAGCCCCAGCAGATCTAATGGTACGATGCAATTCGACATCACCGAGGACGATTTCGCCATGCCGCATTCTCTTTCGAAAATTCGGATTGACGACGTCAGCGATGGTCGATACTGTGCCAGTACTCGTTCCAGAGTACATCGCAGTACTTGCGTTCAGCGAGGGAACACCTTGAGCATTACAATGATATACATCAAAGTAAGCTGCGGGTAACCCTGAGCTGTCGTCCTTAGACCTTAATCGAGTTGTGTTTACCACTAGACACCTCCGTACGTGTAGTAAGGACACCTTGGTAGGTGCCCAATATCTGACTGCTTCCCGTCTCCCATTGTGCTTCATCTCTAGCTCCACAACGGAGCGACTGTCTAATCGACAGTAGAGACGCACGCTGGCTACACATTTCTGTGTAGTGTCAGAC